AAACTAGATGCCCATTTACTAAGAGCACCACCATTCATACTCAAGACATCAAACAATCCTTCTAGACCTGCTACATGACTCTTTTTAGTAATAGATGCACCAAGAATAAAACCCATTTTCTGAGCTTGTGTCATCATGTCATTAGGAGCCAGCGTGTCAAAGTTATCAAACACATCAACAGTCAGAGCTATCCAGTTAGACATTGGTCCTAGGTTGTCGTAACTAACCCAGCCCAGGCCTGGAATATTAATTGTCCTTGGTTTCCAACCCATATCACGTCTGAGAGCTTGTTTCTGACGGTCGTACAGTCCGTTCCCACGTATTCGGTCATTCATAACCAATGCGACAGTACCTGTTACAGCAAGGCTTCCCATTGCTTTCCTACCCAGTACGTCAGCACGTAGTTCGTTGAACTTTGCCTTTGCTGTGTATTCATTAACTTCGATACCCCTTTTAGCAAAGATCTCTTTTACTTTGTCAATTGGTGTATTTTCAAATTCCTCCGCGAATTCAGCAGCTTGTTTATGAAATGCATGTAATGGATTCATCGGAGAATAAGTCGATGACAATACCAAGTCATTTACTGGTGTTTTTGTAAACAGCATGAATGGTTTAAGACCTGGCATGTGTGTTATCAGATTAGATAATGCTCGGTTGGCATCATTGTCCAAGTTCATTGCAATCTCACCAGCTGCATGTTTTACAGCTTTGTCAGTGATAATCCCATCTTCATTAAACATACCTGCATAAACTTTTTTATACAGTGCTTCTGATTGCTCTCGATTGAATTCTACAGCACCACCTTTTGTAATCTCATCGTATGCCCTACCTTTTGCTTCAGCAACAGCAACAGCAGCTTGAACGAATCCATCCTCTGCCTGCATCGCTCTTGTACCGAATCGAAGCCAAGGATGTTTGCCCAGTGCAACTTGATCGTTTACAAACTGTGCCATCACCTGAGGACCGTACTCTCCTCTCTCAGCAGACGCATCTGCAAATGCATTGATTAAATCTACTTGTGCTTCATTTTTAAGTCCGATGTTATCTCTTGCTTCAATGACATATGGATCTAATGCTGATCTTTTATAGATCTGGTTCATGTATTGGAATGAACTTTGCATTGTTTCCATCATTGAGTTGTATTGATACCATCCACGTCTTACAGTTTTAAGATCACCGCGAAGCAGTGCTCCGCCCATTGTTCTTAAAGGCTTCTCTGCTAATAGATATGCACCAGATGCACCAGCTTTGAGTGGTGTAGCAAAAGCACCCAAAGTACCGTTATAAACATTAGCCCAAAAACCCCTCATTACTACAGAAGGAATGTTTGGATTTAAATCAATTAGTGCTTTAGAGAATACACCTGTTGAGTTCTTTAGATACTGATTTAGCTTATGGATTGTATTGACATTACCGTCAGTCATTTCATATGCCATCATCAATGGTGCAAGCATCTCTGGACGTTCTTCTTTAATTACACGCAAGTTATCCACAACTTCTTTTGATTCTTGCTTGATGCGTTCCATCGTTGCAAGTGTTGTGTTCTTTTCGTTTTTAACTAAATTATGAAGACGTTTAGACTCTGCCATTTTCATGGCATCAGATCCACTTTTTGTCATCCGATTCCACAAGTTCAGCATGTTCAGTGCTCTACCTCGTGAATATGAAGTCATACCTTTCTGTGCCATCAAGAATTCGACACGATCTAAGATCTGTTCTTGTGCTCTAGCAATAGCTGGTGTGCCTTCAGTCAGCCTCATACCTTGTGCAGTATCGGATATCTGACCAGCAAATGATGTACCTACATAAGCTTGTGCCTTCATGTAATCCATATTCATGAAGTCATCCATATACATTTTAATGGCTTTAAATGTGCCAGCATATGCTTCTGAATTAAGAACCTTGACACCTGTATCTACATCAGTACCTTGGAACTGAGCCAGTGTTCGCTTCAGTTCAGGTACATCCATTTCATAAAAAATACCAGCTAGTTTTTCGCCTGATTCCATCACCTCGTTATGAATAATGTAGCGTCCAGATGCACTTGTATATCCATATACATCAGCGTCTTTTAGACCTTCAGCAAGGCCTTTAATAATTGTTTCTCCATTTTCGACGCCCTCCAATCCAAATTTAAGAGCACCTTCTGACATAACACTTCCGACACGTCCGTAGACAGTATCGATGTTTTTGTCAATGCGTACATAATCTACTGATGCTCCAACAATACCTAGATCATCTACTGACCTAATGCCTTGTTCTTGATAGCCATACAAGTCATGGTAGCCAAATACAGGTTCATCAGGATTAACTGATTTCTCAAAGTTGTAGCCACCAACTTCATCTAGTTCAACAGCACGTCTACCGGCGGACTCTTCAATTATCTCTTCAGGTGTGCCTTCCTTTGTAATGTTTTTATTAAACCAATTCTTTGCCTTTTCAGTTTCTGGTACCCACTGTGTCTCCCGTGTAATACCACGTAATCCTTTAGCTAGTTTGTTTAGACCTAGTAAGACATCAACACCAGCACCTAAGGCAACGCCTTCTGTGACATTCTTTGCTCGTTTTACATCTGCACTGTCAGTATCTAATGTTGCAATGTTATCTGGGATCCAGCCCATCCAACGTGGCCACGACTTTTTCAGACTTCCAGCAAGGTTGTCGTCTTTTTGATTGATCTCTACTGTGTAATCCACAGCTGCACCAGCACCCATTGAAAATCCAGTAGTACCAATTTTCTTGACTAATGGATCTGCAAAGAACTTTATGTTCTTAGCTTTACTTGCTAGTCCCATAGTTCCATAGCCGCTTAGCAATACTGTAGGGATGACAATAGATGAGATCTCCCGAATTGACTGTGCTACTTCATTCTCGAATTCAGGAATCTTAGGTACTTCCTGCTGTGTAACTAGATTAAATGCATCTACTGCAAAGTCTGCAATAGCAGCACCAGGAGCTGTTGTCAGCTCACTTGTTGCTTTATCTAAGAAGCCGTACTTCTCCGGCTCTGTAGGCTGTTCTGTAAGCTCTTGCTCTTCTGGAACCTGTGCCGTAGCAGCAGGCATCGGTTGTTGCGTTGCAGCATTGTCTAACTGTTGCAAGTTACTTTCAGCCTCAGCTTGGCGTTGCTGAAGCTGAAGCTGTTCTTCTTCAGTTAGTTGAAACGTATCTCCCTGCAACAGTTCTTCTTCATTCATTTAATTGAACTAGTTTTGGTTGTAAAATTCTTTGTATTTACCGTTTGTGTAGACACTCCATGGTGTGAATCCACCTACTTCATCAAACACTTCTTTGGCAATTATCATTGCCTTACGAGGATCACGTAGGTCGTCTTCTGTAAAACCTCTCCGTTCAAGCTTATCCATATGCGCTTGTACGTTTATTTGTGGTCCTCCAATTGAGTATTCACGTTCTTTATTTGGATCTAATCCAGATTGAACCGTGTCATCAGTAGCATTACCTCCGGACTCGCCCATGATAATTGCTGCCATAATCTTCGCTTCTTCAGGAGCAAAACCAACTTCTAACCCTAATGATTCCCACTGATTCTGTGGTAACACTAAAGGTTGGCGTGTTGCTGCAAACGCAGACCTGATAGGCGGCGGTCCACCAGACACCATGTAGTTAGCCCTCTCTGAAATCTTTGAATCAGTCGTATAGAACCTATGTGTAATAGGATCTAAACTTTCCTTGATACGTTCTTTGATATCATTGCCAGGTACTACTGGTTCTAAATCAAATTGTTCTGCAAGTTTATTGTGCATTTCCAAATCTGTAAGATTTAGACTTGGTACTGAACGATTTATAAGTGAGGCAATAGGACTTGCTATGCCTTGTGTTGTTGCTGTATTGTTGTGATAATCGATAAAGTTTTCCTGGTCTAATACTTCTGATAATTTTTTAAAACTTGCCCCTTGCGGATTATCCAATACTGAATCCATTTTTTGTCTGAACTCAATACCTTCTCTGAGTTCTTCTGACAAGCTACTGACTTGGTTTTCCCACTCCGTAAACTCCATTGTTTTGGGGTTTATATTCTGTGCGTTATTTACAAAGTCCAGAGCTTTCTGTTGTACACCTGCCTTTGTTCTTTCAGCAGTTACTGCATAGTCTTCGACAATGCCTGCGTCAGCTAGCCGTGCTTGCTCTCGCAAGGTATCCTTTCTCCACATGCTTACATACTTGTTTTGCATATATGTAGAGCTAGGTCCTTTGTTAGTACCTCGTGCTACCAGTGCACCGTTGTGTAGGAATACACCTTTGATGTCATTGACATGCCGTTTTGACTCTGGGTTTGTACGGATATTTTGTCCATGCATTGCACGAGACATCCAAGTACCTACATCCTTCTCACTTAAGCCATAGCTTTTAAGCTTTGCGACAGTAAGGTTTCCGTCGTTGTAATCTTTTTGGATTAGTTCTAAAGACTTTCCCCTGACTTGTGCAGGAATGCTTAGTTTCCTAAGTCTTTCTAATGCATCTAGTTTTGAGATGTCATGACCACTTTTAATTGCAGCTTGCTCTAACTGTGCAAACTCATCAGCAGTAATGTAGCCATCGCCATCTGCAGCAAACTGATTGCCTAGTATTAGCAAATTATTATTAGTAGTTGCTATGTCATTGCTTGCCTGAGCGTTAGACGTAGCTCTAATAGTTCTTCTTGTTGTATTGATTAAACTATTAATCTCGCCAAGTGCTGGATCATGAGCACTATACGCTTCTCTAAATGTTTTCTTACCTCCAGCATAGTTTACTAATTGGCTATCTAGAATAGCTTCTGCTTCATCTGGATGAAGGTCTCCACTTTTCAATCTGTTCTTAATTACTTCGTAAACCCTTGGCCTTGCTGTAGGATCTTTAGACAATAATGTCATTATTGAACCATCATTAATAGCCTTGCTGATTACATTTAGGTTTGCATTTGTAACCCTAGTTACATTGTCTTTATGTTTCTCTTCGTCTAACTTGTCTTTTAATTGATCTAGCTTGCTACGGACTTGTTTATTTACTGATTGCTCTAGGAACTCTCCTTTAAAGTAATTACCTTTTGCATCAGTAATTTCTCCTAGAAACTCCGCTGCTACTGTTTCTAACCTGCTCTTCTTTTCTTCTACACTGTCGTTTGGCTCAAATGTCAGTACTTCTTTTTGTAGTTTAGCATCAAGCTTTTTAAGCTCTGATCCTGCAAAGTTGACATTGTTGATGTAGGCATGAGAGCCTGAGTCGTTAATAAATAATTTAACAATAGCATCAATTTTTTCTGGAGAATATTTATCTTCCTCCATCATTTTGATGGCCAGATTTGTTTTCAGGAATTCTGCTGTTGTTAAATTCTTATCAAGGTTTTTTACTGCTAGCTTGTCGTCTAGTGTTAAACCATATTTTAAAATAGTTGCATTTTTAGCAGATCTATTTTTATCTTTTTGATCTTGTATTGTTGCACCGACAAAATTAGCTGCACCTTTAGCAAATGGCATCAGCTTCTGGTGAAAGTCGGTTACTTCTTTTAAACGGGCCTGTTCATTCTGAATTTGAATTTGATAATTCATACTTTCAGATTCTTGATACAGTTTCCTGTTTTCCATATCAAGATCGAAAGCAAGCTCACGACTTTGCTGCTCAGTTTGTTGGTTAAACATCTGAGCTCGTAAGCCTAATTCATTATTTCTATCGAGTTGATCCTGAGCAGCTTTAAGACCAGCATCTTCATAAGCTGCTTTTTCACGTATACGTTGTACTTTAGTTTTACTAGCTTTAATTTGCCCGGCACCAAAGCTGCCAGGCTGAGCCATGATTCTGTATTTACTCATTATCCTCCATAAGCCGTAACTGCTGCGCCTAAGTTAAATCCACCGCCACCGGCGTATCCACCTGCTACTGCCTTTCCAACATCAACTACATCCATTGCTAGTGCTAATCCTAAGTTCTCTTGTGGTGCTGATAGCTTGATAGGTTTAGGTGGTTTTCTCCATTCTGGTATCTCTGCATACTCTGGTTTAGGTGCAATCTCTGGTTCCGGTAGAGCAGGTAATGCTGATGGTTCAGATAGTATTGAATTCATTGCATTTAGATCTTCTTGGAATCTATCTTGTTTAAATTTAATTCGCATTGCTGCATCATTTGCTTCGACATTATCTCTTGTTGCTTCAAGCATTACTCTATCTAATACAAGCTGATCAACTAACTTTGTCATACTCATATTTTCACCTTCTTCAGCGAGCATAAATGTATTAGCTATAGCTGCTTGTCTTGCACCTGACTCTGCTATTTGTGCTTGTACAGCCTTACTAGCTGACCGTCCTGATCCACCTGACGCTCGTTGTTTACCTGCCGCCTTCATTCCTTCAAGGATTGCTCCTTGTGTATCTAGCTGTGCTGTTGAGGCTAGCTTCTTTCTATTTAGTAAGATACCAGCACCTGCTGCTAGAAAATTCTGCTCAGTTCCTTGCTTATCAAATCGAATACCAACAAGCTGCTCTCTGTATGAGCGTTGTTGCTGCATTTGAGAGTTATTGTAAGCCATCTCATTAAAGCTTATCTGCTGTTGAGCATCTTCTATCGATGCCCCATAGGCTTCAAGTTCAGTAGTTTCTTTGCGAATTCGCATTTTTTCACCAAACTCCCATTGGGACATTTGGTTTCTAAATTGAAATTGGCGATTGCTCTCATTATTTTTTTTGAGAGCCTCTAGTGTATCTACTTTGAATTTGTGGTTATCTTTGCCTACTGCCTTGTTATATTTCCAAGCCTGTAAATTGGCTTCATTTTGTGCTCGTGTTTGTTTTCGTGCTTGTGCATTCCTGCTCCTTGCACCGAAGAAATTAAACATCCTCAGACTCTCCTATAAAAACGTGGTGTGTAATTTCCTTCCCACATCATTGCATTTACAGCAACAGGAAATGGTGTGTTATTAAACATCCTCAATTTAAAATTTTCTGTACGTTGATGGATTGGTACTGTAAATATAGTTTCATTGTCTAGTGGTACATCATTGGCCAAATACGTATTAGCTTCAATTACAGGAGCAGTAGCAAACCACTCATCAATTACAAAGACAATACTTGCATTAGCTGCTGGGGCATTGCTAAAGACAATTGTAGTGTCGTTAGTAAAACCAAATGCTGTAGTGGCAGCACCATTTACTAATACTTTGACATCTGTCCTGTCTTGAAAGTCCAGATCTCGTTTGTTATATGTAAATGTTGTTGTACTCCCATCACCAGTAAATTCGAGCCTATACGGCTGTCGTCCTGTTTGCTTCAATTTAAAGTTCATAGCACCTGATAGTCCAACTGAAAACTTCATCCTGGCAATTGTTACGTTTGCCGTGAAATCTGTTATAGCTTTGTCAGGTCTAAAATATGTAGTCGGTAGATGTACGTCGAAATTGTATTTAAATCCTACAACCACATCGCTTGCAACACTTGTCAGGTCTTTCTTAGGAACAATAAAATATGGTCCTGTACCATCAGTTGCTCTTTCTGGTGTAATTGTAAATCCTGATTCTACAAAACTTCCTGTGCTTGTATTGCCTTTAATCACCATTACTGGAGTAAGTTCACTTACGTCATTGTAAGGTAAGTAGCATTTTGATAATTCATTGGTAGAGTCATATACTACGCTAGATGCTGTGGCATATAAATCTACTGATGGATTAACTTTTTGACCTTTGTTGTTAACAATAATGGCTTGTTCAGGGCTTTGACTTAAAGCAGCTTTTGACAAAGTAACTTGGTTACCTTGTTTTGTTACTGCATACATATCATCCGAGTCAATTGTAATAAATTGGGTTGTACCTGGCATCTGCCATTCAACCCATGCCTGCATTAGATTTTCCTTTCCGTCGTTATAGTATCTAAAGATATAAAGTTCATTTGAATTTTGTTCTCCCATTGCAATCATTGAATTCTGTGGACTAGAAATCAATTGATCAATATTTGGTGAGATCCATTCCTTGACTACACGTGATAGATCTAGTACTTGTGGGTTCTCTTGTTGACCGCGAGTCACCATACTGAAACATCGTGTATAGCCTGGTGTTTTGCTAATGAAATTAATCTGTGTTCCTACATCAACTGGATCAACTTTATTGTCCATCTCATAGTTTGAAATGGTTCTAATAGTTGCTAGTTGAGGTGTCAGGACACCACTATCAGAAAATAAAATAAATTGCTGTTTGGGTGAAAATAAAACAACACCCTGTGCTGTTGGTAGTACAGCATGTAATGCTGTTGGCTTCACTGAAGAGCAACTTATATCTATAGGATCTGAGTCCAATACTGTTTGAGCACTTTTAAAATAAAAGTCAAAAAACTCACCTGACTGGCTCATGGCTACATTATCTTTTGATAAGAAGCCAAGTCTATTATTGTGAAAAAATCCTGCAGTTATAGTGTTATTTAAAAAACTTGGTTGACTATTGGTATCATCATCACCAGTTTTTCTAGCTGCATATGTTATTGTTTTAAATGTAAACGTATTTGTACCGGTATTAATTAATTCGTGTGGCAGAGTTTGATTATTTAAACCGGGTGATACGTTCGGTGCAATTGATTCTTCCCAAAAACCTCTACCACTGATACCATTGTCTGCCTTAAAAGCTGCATAGTAATCATCTAATATACCAGTTGTATTAGCAACTTTTACAACATGTCCATGGAATGATTCTTCAGGTATTTTTGTAATAGATGATACCTCGTCTTGAAATGCTTCTAGAAAATTATTTCCGAAACCTCCTCTGGCTTCAATTGTAAATGCTGTTGCTACACCATTCACTACTCTTGTTATGTCAAGACTAACCTTGCCGTTTTGAGTAACAGTCCATGTACCAGTAAAGTCACTATTGCTCGCACCTTGTTGTGCCGTAATTAAACTGTTAATTGCATCTTTTAAATTGTGTCCAGACTTATCCGCTAGTATATCGTCAAATGTGTAGTCTGTTGTGTGCGAGGTAACCGTTGTTTCAATGCCTTGAATATTTACCACGTAATCAACTTCGGGTACTGCACCTGAAATTACGATTGTTCCTCTTGATTTTGGTATAAAGGTTGGTGCTGCTTGCTCTGTAACCGTAATTGAATTGTTAATTACAATAGTTGTATCTTGTACTGTAAGTAACTTATAGTTATCTTTCGTTCCGTTTATATAAGCTTGTGCACCCGTACCATATGTAACAGTACAGACAACACCCGTTAATGCATTCCAAACAAATACACCATTACCTTTAATGCATCCAATATATTCCTCGTCATCATCTCTGTTAATGTAGAACCATTTAGCATTGTCATATGTAGTACCTGTTCCGAGGTTTGCAATATGCTTAAAGCCAGGTCTTTTAGTTAGTCCGTAGGTGGCATCAGGAAAGCCGTTGTAGCACTCACGGACCTGACCGGGGAGCATTTTGTCATCTGATTGTTTCGAGACTCCACCAAGATAGTTAGAGATCCGTTGAGTAACTGCTGCCATTTATCGATAAAGTGCGTTGTATGGTTTGTAGCTGTTGTAGGTATTTGTATTACCTGGATGACCAAAGAACGTATAGTCTCCTTGATTGCATTCATACTCCATAGCCATAGCTCTGGTGAATGCTTCCTTTTGTTGAAGCATTTGATATTGAGTGCTATCACCAACAATTCTGCTGCTTACAGTGGATGCAGCTCTGCTAACAATGAAGTCAGCAATAGGCGTTGGGATGTCTACCCAATCAAATAGCCAAGTAATGTCGCATTCAATTTGTTTCGTAAATGTATAGGTGTGGTGAGCTTTGTCGTAAAGTTTACCGCTCCGTCTGATTACATCTAGTTCTACATTTGATGCATTCTTTGTAGGATCAATCTGTAGGATGTTGTTTGGAATTAGTATCTCGTTGCTTGTGTCAGGAGTCATTGGATAGTGACTCTCTTTATTAAATGTCCATCCCTCAGCCTGTACTTCCCGTGAGACTTCTAACAAAGTCTGGTAAGCAATCGCAACGTCCGGGTTGGTTTGATCAAGGGTAGTCACAGGCGCTTGACCACATGACTGCAGGATTGTATTTACAGCAGGTAGCTCTTGCTGAGCATTAGTGGTAGGAAAAGCCATATAAGTAAAAAAAAGGGACCCCGAAGGATCCCCATAAAGTGTATAAAAATCAGAATGTAGAAGGAGCTGAAGCACCAACGTACAGCTCAACGGCTGCAGCAGGGTTCAGGTAGTCAGCGCCCATAGCCAAGCGGCCAAGGATAACGTCGCCCTGATAGATCACGGAGACATCACCACTGGTGACTTGTACTTGAGGACCGATTGCTTCTACGCAACCAGCAGCTTCACGCTGGAAAATAAGACCAGCAGACACTGCACCGAATTCGGAAGCAGTACCGTAGTCATTGTTGATGCCAGTAGTAGCACCGGAAGCATCTTCCAAGGCTGGACCGATAAAGCTACCGGTGTTGCCAGGAGATGTTTGACCAGAAGTTCCGCCGTACTTAGTACCGTACTTGCCAAGGAACGGGATGTTCATTGACTTGAAGATCTTGATCCCGGCGATCTCGATGATGCCGTTACCGCCTTGCAGAGCAGTGCCCTGAGCGTCACGGTTTACAAGACCATTTGAACCAACAGCTTGGATTAATTCGTAGTACTGACGTGGGTTCAGGACAGCCACACGGCCATCACCAGAAATACCTTTCTCGTCCATTGCAGCAGCTGCGTCATAGAAAGCAGCGATCAATGCAGCAGAGGAGAATGCATCAGATTCGTTAGTAGTAGAACCGACACGGATCTGTGTGCCGCCTGGCTCAACGAAGTTAGTTGCACTAACAGGAGAAGCAGCACGTGCACCACGTGCAATAGCACGGAAGATCAAACGGTCATACTTTTCTGCGAGGGCATAGCCGATCTTGCGGCTGATCTCCGAACGCAGGTCGTAGTGAGAAAGAGTTTCATCAAGGTCATAAACGAACGCTGAACTGATCAGCAAGTCGTCAACCGTGATGGTCTTCTCTGCCACTGGAGGCGCACCATCGGAGTTGCCGAGGATTGCGTTGCCAGGGGTGTGATACTCAGCCGTGGTACGACCGGTATAGATGAACTGCAATGACTTGCCGTTCTTAAGTGTACGCTTCATCACCATATCGCGTGCGAT